CCGGACGGATTGCAAAAGGTATTACAACTGTTCGACGATGCACCGAACGCCGAGTTGACCGCCCAATTGGAAGCGGTCAAAAAAAAAATAGACGATGAGTTGCAATTGTATTTTCCTAAAAGTTTCGACGACGCCACGGTTAAAGAGTATTACGACCAATTGAAGCAACGCACGTTGTTAATGTTGGACGCAATCATACAGGGCGACGAAACCGACAAACGGGCGGAAATTGAGCAAATAACGACGTTGTTGTTGACTTATACCAAACCCCAATCGTTTAGCGGTTCGGATAGCATGGAAATACAGTACGACAAACAGTTTGAAAATATGTGTTTAATGTTGTCCCAACATTTGCACGTAAACCCCAAAACGTTTACCGTATTGGAATATTACAACGCATTTGAGTATATCAAACAGGCGACCAAACCAAAGAACGCCAAAGCGGGCGCAAAATAGCCCGTTTCCGGCGTTAATTGGTTCCGGTGGGTAAATTGTATTACCGAGGAAAGAAAATTGAATAGCGGGCAAATTTCCCGCAAATAACAAAGTAATAATTGGCGTTATGGCAGATAATAACAACCCGATAAAATATAGTGATTTGGTAAAGCCGGATAATTCGATTACCGACCTTATCAACCAATTAGACCAACTTTCCGACGCCTATATGAATACTCTTAAAAATATTAAGAGTGAGGCAATCAGCGTTCGGGCGGCGTTGGCGAGTGTGTCCGGGGCAACCGAGGACGGACGAAAAACCATAAAGGGGGCAACGTCCGATACCGACCGTTTGACCCGTGCGGCACGGGATTTGGCGTTTGCAGAAAGCGAGAACGCAAAGCGTTTGGCAGAATTGAAGCAAGCCCAAAAAGAGGCAAACGAAATTAATAAACTTACGACCCGGTTAAATCAATCCGCCGAGGGTTCGTATAACAAGTTATCGGCGCAATATTCCCTAAACAAAATATACCTTAACAACATGACGGTTGAGGAAAGGGAGGCGACCGAGGAGGGGCGAAAGTTAGTTGCGGAAACAAACGCAATATATCAAGAAATGAAGCGGTTACAGGAAGTAACGGGCAAAACGTCCTTAAACGTTGGTAATTACGAACAAGCAACGGTTAAACTTACGTCCCAAATCCGACAATTAACCGAACAATTGGCGGTTATGCGATTAGAGGGCAAACAGGGTACGCAGGAATACGCCGAGTTATCAAAGAAAGCCGGGGATTTGCGGGACGCATTGAGCGACGCAACACAGGAAGTTAAAAATATGGCGTCCGATACGTCGCAATTAGATAGCGTATTGAGTTTTGCGGCGGGTGCGTCCGGGGGATTTTCCGCATATACCGGGGCAATGGAATTGTTCGGGGGTGCGTCCGAGGACGTCGCCGAGGCACAAAAGAAATTGCAAGCGGCAATTGCCATTACAACCGGAGTGCAAGCAATCCAAAACGCCGTACAAAAACAATCCGCACTTATGTTGGGTATATCTAAAATCCAAATGGCGGCATTGAGTAAAGCGCAAGTTTATAACCGACTTGTAACCATGCAGGGGACAAAGGCGACGTTGGCGGCGACTATTGCGCAAAAGATATTCAATTTAGTTGCGGCGGCAAATCCTTACGTTCTTTTGGCATTGGCGTTAATTACCGTTGTCGGAGCGTTGGCAATATTTGCGTCCAATACCGACAAATCCGCGAAAGAACAAAAGAAACTCAACGAGGCGCAAAAGGCGTGGTTGGATTATTTGGAGGTTGAAGCAACCGAAATGAACCGAGTAAGCAACGAGCGTGTCGCCCAATTGAACCGGGAATTAAGTATTGCCAAAGCCCGGAACGCCGGATTAGCCGAAACCCGAAAGATTGAGGACGAAATATTGGCGGAACGCACAAAGGCGCATAACAAATCGGTTGGGTTCTATGGTCAAGAATTGAACGATTTGGAGGCAAACCGCTTAAAGTTAAAGCAATTGAACGATATGTTGTTGCAAGTCAACAACGCAAAAGCCCGTGGCGATAGTAAAATACGTATCGACGTCGATATGGACGGCAAAATTGATAAAGTCAAGGTTGACGACGCAATAGACGCCATACAAGGACAAATTGATAATTACGGGCGCAAAGTACAAATTGCCGTTGACCTTAACACAGAGGGGGCGGATTTGGACGCCGAAAGGAAAATACAAGCCGCACAAAGAGCAAACGAAGCCCGGAACGCCGCCAAGACTGAAACGGATATATTGCGTAAAGCCGAGGACGCCCGTATTGCATTAATTAAAAATTCATTCGACCAACAACGGGCAACACGCCGAGCCGCCAACGCCCGTGCGATTGCCGATATACAATTGCAGTTACGCACCGAGGCAAATTTGACCGCCAAAGCACGGGCGGCGTTAAATGCGCAAATCGTTTCATTGCGTCAACAATTGGCAAACGATTTGGTCGATATTGCCAACCAACAAAGGGCGGCGGAATTGTCGGCGGAACGTACCACACAGGACGCACGATTGGCGTTAATGTCCGAGGGTGCGGAAAAACAACGGGAACAATTGCGGGTTGAATATGAAAGGCAAATACAGGATATTGCAACACGGTTGGAAACCGAAAGGGGGTTGACTGAAAAACAGGTTGACGAATTATTGGCACAACAAATCCTTTTGCAACAACAATACGCAAAAGAATTGGGCGAATTGAACGACCAAATAACAATCGACCAAATGCAGAAAGAAGCCGACCGCACGCAATTACGGTTGGACGCCGCCCGTGAGGGTTCACAGGAGGAAATAAATTTGCGTATCCAATTGTTACAACAACAACGGGCAATCGAATTAGCACAAAATAGGCAATTAGCCGAGGACGTCCGCCAATCTGAAAAGGATATAAACGCCAAATATGATGCCGAGGTATTGAAGCAAACGACCGAGTTAAACAACCAACGGGCGTTATTGATATTCGACCAAACGCAAGCGTTGGAGGCGTCCGAGTTCGATTTGTTGCGTAACAGCGAGGAACGCAAAACCCGGTTCCGGTTGGAACAAGAAAAAAAGAGATTGCAAAAGATTTTGGAATTGAACAAAACCGCCGGGGTAAAAATGACGGAACAAGAGGTTAAGACAATCGAAAATACGATTGCCAAAATTAACCAAGAAATTGAAAAGTCAAGCGGCGACGAACGGGGCAAAGATATTTACGGACTGTTTGGGTTGAATTTAGACGACGACCAAAAGGAGGCAATAAGTACGTCCGTTAATTTTGCAATGGAGCAATTACAAACGTTTTTGGATGCAAAGTTAGCCGCCGCCGATGCCGCCGTTACCGCCGCCGATAAGGAAGTTTCAAGCGCACAAAACGTATTGAACGCCGAGTTGACCGCACGGGCGAACGGGTATGCCAATAACGTTGTAATGGCGCAAAAGGAGTTGGATTTGGCGAAAAAGAACCAAGACAAAGCGTTGAAAGAACAACAGAAAGCGCAAAAGGCACAACAGGCAATCCAAACAATCCAACAAATCGGCAACCTTGTAACGGCGTCTGCAATGATTTGGTCGCAATTAGGGTTCCCCTTTGCAATCCCGGCGATTGCGATAATGTGGGCGTCCTTTGCCGCCGCTAAAATCAAAGCCGCCCAAATGTCGAAAGCCGCCGGGGGCGGTTCCGAAAGTTACGGCGACGGTACGGTTGAATTGTTGGCGGGCGGGTCGCACCAATCCGGCGACGATGTGGATTTAGGAACCAAGCCGGACGGAACCCGGAGGCGTGCCGAGGGCGGGGAATTTTTCGCCGTTATCAATAAACGCAATTCCCGCCGTTATCGTCGTTTAATCCCGGACGTTATCCGGTCGTTGAACAATGGAACCTTTGCCCGTAAATACGGCAACGCATACGCCGGGGGCGACGATGTGGTTTTGAATGTTACAGGACAAAGCCCGGATATAAAAGAGTTGCAAAACGACGTTCGGGAAATTAAGGAGCAAAACAAACGCCGTTTCTATATGACAGGGGACGGAAAGGTTGTTGAGATTTACAAGAATTTGAAACGAAAATATAAGAATTAAGCGCATGAACCCGATTTATAGATTTTTTATTGCCCCGGACGATGATTTATACCAATATTTCCAAGCCGGGCAAATATTAAACCCCAATAGCGGTGCAATGACCGCTAATGCGGGTTTTAAGACGTCGAGTTATATATATATATCCAACATACCGGAAAAACAATTTTTGTTTGACAATGGGTATTCCGTTTCGTTTTATAGGGGTTACGACGAAAGTACGTTTATATCCGGGCGGTACATATCCGGCGGGGAAATTATCGCCGATATACCCAACGGGGCGGTATATATGCGGGTTTGTGTAACCAATGCAAACGAAACGTTGTTTGAAATGCGCCCAATCCGTCAAGTATTCCCGGTTTATAAGGACGATTTGGCGAAAGATTGGGAGTTGGAAACCAACCAACGTTTTTATCGTCCTAAATTGTCCGGTAAAATATCGTTTATCCGGGACGATTATAAGTATTTAGCGGGCAAATCATTTGAAACGGAATTTCGTTTTTTAATGGATAAGTCGGACGATTTGGGCGTTACATGGAACCGGGATTTTACGGGTAAATTTATGAAAACGGATTGCCAATGGAACGAGGACGATTTGAAATGCACCGTACAACCGGACGTATTGGACGAATATAACGATACGTTGGCGGGATTGGAAAAGGAATATAATTTGTTGGAATTAGCCCCCCGGATTGTTCGTTGCCAAATGGATAAACGCCCGCTTATACAGGTTTATATTCCCGGCGATAGTGTCGTTTCATGTTTTACCGCCGGGACGTATTGGGAACAAGACGCCAACGTTGTAACCGACCGTAACGCATTGGTTCGGACGTATCATTTTGCTTTATGCAGTATGCTTAAAGAAATGAAAGTTACCGTTAACGGAACCCCGACAGCAATTAACGGGTTATATACCGGGCGTATGTCGTTAAGTGGCAATAATTTTACCGGGTCGTTATATCCCGATACAACAACCGGGTATTATATAACCGTTGCGATGCAATATTTACCGCCGTGGTTCGGTATTGTACAATGTAAGATAATACGCAGTTCGGACGGTGCGGAAATGTTCACTTATCAAACAAACGTCGGCGGGTCGGGCGTATGGGATAATTTGGATTTTACAATGAGTGCGAACACGGCAAACGGCGCAACCGGAACCGCAACCGTTGAAATGGCGACGTATAACATTTACGTTCGGTATTTATTGGACGTAATGCAAATACAGGGATTGGATACATACCCGTTACCGTCGGACGATATTGTTGAAAATAACCGAAATTATCACAGGGCAATAGGTTACGCAATCGACGTTGGGTATATATCAAGCAGTTTCACGACCGAGCCGACGCAATGGGGGCGGGCGGACAATGGTAATTACTTTGTTCCGCCGAATTCCATTTGGGGACAGGAATTTTTCCCAATTGCCCGGTCAACGTGGCGTTATGCGTCCGTTTGGTTCGGTTTTGCGTTGTTCGATTGGATATTGGAGGAACAAGGGCGCAAAACATATACGTTGCGTGATGCTTACCCGATTTCGTCCGCAATATCTGTTTTACTCAAACAGTTTGCGCCCGGCATTACCCACGAACCGACCGAGGAATACAGCCAATTTTTATACGCACGAAACAACCCGATTTCGTATGCGCAATTTACGTTGTTGGTTACTCAAAAAACAAACATACTAAAAGGCGAATACGACCAACCCGCACAAAAAGCCCCGGTAACGTTGCAACAAATTACAACTATGTTACGGGATTGTTTCCGGGCGTTTTGGTACATTGAGGACGGGAAATTTAAGATTGAGCATATACAATGGTTCCGTAATGGCGGAACGTATGGATATAACCAACAATTGACCGCCGATTTGACGTTGTTAACCAATGTACGCAACGGTAAAAAATGGGGGTTCAATTCGTCGGCGTGGGAATTTGAAAAGGTCGATTTGGCGGAACGGTTCCAATTTGAGTGGATGGACGACGTAACAAAGAATTTCGCCGGGTATCCAATCGACGTTATAAGTAAGTACGTAACCGCCGGGAAAATTGAAACGGTCAACGTTTCCAACTTTACAACCGACGTGGATTATATGTTGATGAACCCCGGAGCAATCAGCGACGACGGGTTTGCATTATTCGCCGCAACGAAAAGACAGGGGAATTTATTTAACGCAAATACGGTCAATAAAGGGTATTACGTCAATCCGTCGAACGGGCAATTGATTTACCACCCAACAAACCCGGCGGCGTTCAATGCAACGGATTATATCGAAATATCCGGGGGGTATATGTATTTTCTTTCATATCGTTATTACGTTGCGTTTTACGATGCGAATAAAAACTATATATCCGGTAATAGTCAGGCGCAAGCGTGGAACCAAACATTAATCGCCCCGGACAATGCAAAATATATGCGTTGTACTGTTACGACGTCAGAATTGGCAACGTTTTACGTGTTGGAGGAAACATATAAATTGCCGTATGTGCAACGCCCGGATACGTCCGAAACGTACACGATGCAAAACGGATTAGTTAGTTGGATGTACTTACAACCGACGTTTTACCCGTATGATTTGCCCGCCCGTCGTTGTAAAATTAATAATTCCGAAATTTCGGCGTATGGCGTTGAGAGAAAGAAAAAACAGGTTGTAACATATCCGTCCATTGACGACCCCGACCCAATGAAATTAATAAAAACCCCAATAGGGACGGGGCAAATAGACAAAATATCAATAACTTTGCATAGTCGCAGTAATAAAGTAACATTGAAGTATGATACAGACAGCCAATAATAATTTTAGTGTGTTGCCGTGGTACGATAATATAAAGTATCAAAACCACCGACGAACATACGCATACGGGCAAATTTACCCGTTAGTTGTTCCGATGCAATATTTGGTTCCGTTCCAACTTATGAGGACGACCCGGACAAATGGTATATCATACGTGCGGTTGTACGATAAGGACGGAAATTTGAAAGCGGATATAACGCAACCAATGGTCGAAAGCGGATTGCAAATTGTCCGCTTTGCGGCTTTGGGTTATGACGTTATTGTTTTCCCGGCAAATTTCCCGTTGAACCTTTCCATTGCCGAGGGGTTCCACTATTTGACAATATCGGACGGGGTGCAAATTTTTTATTCTGAAATGTTTACCGTCGTGCAAGATGTTTCGTGTTGCTTAACGATTGAATGGTACGATATTGATAACATGGTATTTGATGCGGGGCAAATCGTTTACAGAAACCCGGCGTTCAAAAATCGTTTATATCTGAACACGCAATTAGGTAAACCGGAATATCCATTTGAGGAAGAGGGCGAAAACCGGGACGGGTATTTTTTCCCCGAAAAACAGATTAGCGAAAAGACGTACAAGTTTGTTTTTTTAGCCCCGGAATATCTTTGCGACGTTATCCGGTTTATCCGAATGAGTGATTACGTAACCGTTACCAATTTAGGGCAATCATACGATTGCGACACCTTTTTAGTTACCCCAAAATGGCAAACGCAGGGGGATTTAGCAAGCGTTGAAGCCGAATTTGAAACCGCAACCGTTGTTAAAAAGATAGGGCGGGGAATTATCCCGAATAACGGCGATTTCAACAATGATTTCAATAACGACTTTAATAACAAATAATTATGGCGAACAATTCAGAATTAAAAACAGCCATTGCCGCCGTTATAAAGACGAACGGCAACAATGAAATTACGGGGCAACTCTTACAAAACGCCTTGTTTAGTATCATTAACCAATTGGGAGCCGGGGCGCAATACATGGGATTGGCAACAATTGCAACCGACCCCGGTACGCCCGACGGCAACCAATTTTATTTAGCAACCACGCCCGGAACATATCCGGGTTTTGGTAATTATGTTCTCAATCCCGGCGTTGGGGTCGTTGTATTACGCAACAATGGAGCGTCCGGGGCGTGGGTTGGTACACAACTTAACATTCCGACAATATCGGATTTGCGAAGTGTGGCGGCGGGGCAAAACGCAACGTCGTTTTATTCCGGCGGTTATGTAGCGTCGGTTGGTAGTGCGGGCGGTATCATAATGCCGAACGACCCCGCATTGCATAAGTATATACGGTTGTCAGTAATGCCGGGGCAAAAATGGATTTATATTTCGTCCGTTGCCGAAACGTTAAATACGTTTATTACGGCGGACGGTCAACGTTTGAATAATGTAAATTTTGCCGTTGTAAAAGGTCAAAACGAAATTACCATACCGGACGGGGCGGCGGAAATGGCAATTACAATGGAGTTTTCGCCCAATAACGACCCGTCGGCAAAATGGGGGGATTATACGCAATGTTATTTGTCGTTGGAAACCGCATTTATGCAAGACATTTACGCCGCACTTGCAACAATCAATTCGCAGATAAACGACATATACGGCAAATTGGCGGAGGTCGGCGCATTATCTTATAAAAATATCAATATGTTGTCCGTACCGTGGAAAGATGGTATAACAGATTTAACGAAAATATCCAAATCGTTATATCAGCAACAACAAAACCTTGTAAGTTCCGGTTTTTATACCGATGCGGCAAACCGTTTCAATTTGAAATGTTTTCAAATGGTCGGGAACCCAACGGCGGCGTATCGTAATTATCCACTTTGGAAAGTGTACCCGTCTAATTTTATCGGTTTTGATTTTTCCGAGAAAATCGACATTACAATTTGCGCCGGGGGTATCTATAAAAACGCCAATAACGCCGAGGCGGGATTGCAAGTATTTGTTGCCGTATATTATGGCGTTGACGATGCGTATATACAAAGCCGCACAGGTTACGACCTAACAACGAGCACAACCAAATTGTCGTATATTCCAAATTTGCAAGACGGGGCGGCGATTGCTAATAACCCGGATAAGAATTTTGCCGCAACTATTGGCGGAAATTTAGGTATTTCGGGTTTGCGCAATTTCAGTATTCCGATTTATCCGACCATACAGGACGGCAACGGTAATACGCTTGCGTTTTCCGGTTTAACAATAAGTTCCCCCGATGAGGCGTTTTCCGGTTCGGTCGCTTTGGTTAATCCAATTACATACAACAATTATCCGGTTGCGGTTGCATTGGGTAAATTGTCGATATTAAGCCCGATGCAATACCCGTTGTCGGCGGATGATACGGACGCCCCGTTGCCCGCCTCTTATCTGTTAGATGAAAACGGCAAAATCAAACGTTCATTATTGCCGGACGTTGGGAGTACGGATATAGATATTAATGTTGGTACGTCGGACAAAATCGCCTTTTACGGTTGTTCTTATACTGAAAGTTATTACGCCATTAAAAACAAAAGTTGGGTAAACAAATTATCTAATCTTTTGGATTTACCGTTGGCGAATTTCGGCGTATCGGGAAACCGTATTGTTGACGAAAGTAACCGTTTGCGTGCCAATTCCAACCCATACGGAACCGTTGGAATAAGGGAGTTGCGCCCGTCGCATATTGCAATACAGAATATCGGGAACGAAACATTGCATACAATGGACGGCGGAACGTTAGCGTTGTACATGGCGCAAGTGTTGGAAATGGTCGAAAATGTTAAATGCGTTGGAGCGCAACCGATATTGGGAACCGACCACATAATACAAAACCCGGCAATTGATACTCTTTTGAAAGAATATGCCGACAAACACGGATTTGTATATTGCCCGATTGGTACAATATCCGAAAAGGTTTTGCAAGGCAAATACCCCGGATTTTGGGGCGGCGGACACCCCGCAACCCGAACAAATGAAAGTATGGTTGAAGAATGGTTCCATATATTGCGACATTTGCACGTCAAACAATCGGTTAAGATATTCCGTGTACGGGACGAATACGCCACGACCGTAACGGACGTTTCCGGTTTGAATTACGACACGTTGGTTGACCGTCTAACAAAGTTTGTCGAAATAAACGTTGGGGAATTGGCATTGTCAGAGGGTAACGATAGTTGGAAGTATTACGACGATTTGAGCGATACGAGCAAATACAATGTTGACAGTAACCAAAACGAATATTGTTTGTTGTTGGCGGGTTCAACTCTTACTTTCAATAAGTGGGGGTTGTTGGAGTTTGTAAGCCCCCGGATAAAGCCCGGAGCCGCCCAAATAACAATCAAAGGTTCCGCCGGGTTGACATTCTATGTAAAGAACGCAAATAACCCCGTTACGCCTTACAGTATCAGCCGTAACAATGGTATGTTCCAAGTTACAAAAGCCGTGTACGACGCATTTAACGAAACAATCGGTACGGCGTTTACGTCAACCGCAACGGGCGCAACCCAAATACAATACGCCGGGAAATTCCGGGGCGTTGATTATCCGGGTTATTTCCTTTGTTTCGATATGGCAACCACGGGTCAAGCCGGGGCGGGAACCCTTACGAAAGTAAGCGGCGGCGCAACAACGGCGTATTCCCGTTGTTACTACAATTTGAGCCGATACACAGCCGGATTTTTTGCGCAAGCCGGGCAACCCGTCGCCGGGTTTGAACCAATCGCCGCACAATACGAAAACGGCGAATATGTAATTGACGTTTCCGATTACAAGTATTGGGAATATGACAAATTGCGTATTATCGTTGGCGGTTCCGGTTCGTTTACGTTGGGTGCGCCCAATTGTACCGTTTCCGGCGGTTTGGAAAAAGCAGACCGCCACGATATTTGCCAAATCAAAGAGGCGGGCGAAATGGAGTTGACCGAGGACACGGGATTTGGCGGCGCAACGTGGAACGATGTTTGGACGAAAGATGCCGGAATTATATTTGAACAATTGCCAAGCGATATACGGGATTATCCCGGTTTTAACTCTTATTTATCGGACGCCGTGTTGACGCAAGCCGACCCCGGATTTTCCAATAAGTTAAGTAAGTCGTTTACAATTGAGGCGTCGAGGGGATACCGTAAAATGATTGTCAAAGTAACCGCCCGTTTGTATCCGAAAATATATAATCAGACAACAAACGACGATTACCGGACGACAACCCGCCAAATAACGCCGACGTCTTACGATTACGGACGTTTGGTTGTCGGGGCAAAATTCAACAATCAATATATCCCGTCGGTTCATACCGCAATCGTGGGTATTGGTTGGGCGGAAAAACAATTTGAATTAATTGTACCGCCATTTGCCACGACCGTTGTATTGGAGTTGTACCGGAACCCGGACGATTTCGACCAAGCGTTTACAAAGGCGCAAACATTCCCGATGCAGATAAACGATATATCCGTATCATTGAAACAAACCGTTTAATTAACCGGGGGACGGGTGCGCCCGTTCCCCTTATTCCCTTACTTAAAGATGCAAGAACGTAACATTATCAACGGAACGACCACGGCAGTTGTAGCCCCGTTATTAGACTTTTACAATAGTCTTATTCCCTTTTTGATTTTGGCAATAGTTTTAATATTTGTCGATAGTCGGTTTGGCGTTGCCGCCGCAAAGAAACGAGGGGAGCCAATCCGCACGTCCCGCAAATGGAGGCGGGCAATAAATAAATTAGTTGATTATATATGTTGGGTAACGTTGGCGGGATTGTTCGGGCAAACGTTCGGCACAATATTAGGAATACCCGTATTATCCGGGTTGTTACTGTTAATCGTGTACGGTATCGAAATTTCAAGTTGCTTTAATAACTATTTTGAAGCAAAAGGAATAAACAAGAAAATAAACATTTTCAAATTATTTAATCGCCCGGAGGTCGAACGATGTATTGAGGACGTACCGGACAAAGAAAAGGAGGTAAAAGAATGAAACCGATTGTATTATTAGACAACGGACACGGAAAAGAAACCGCCGGGAAACGTTCCCCGGTATGGTCGGACGGGTCGCAACTTTTTGAATACGAGTTTAACCGGGATATTGTACGCCGCATTGTTGAGCAATTGGAGGCGGAAAACATACCTTACAGGGTATTAGTACCGGAGGAAACCGACATTGCATTGTCGGAACGTGTAAAGCGTGCCAACGACATTGCCAAAGAGTACAACAACAAAGTTTATGTATTGAGCGTACACGCCAACGCCGGGGGCGGCACAGGTTGGGAGGTTTACACGTCGCCCGGTCAAACAGCCGCCGACCCAATCGCCACGGTATTTGCCGAGGAAGCGACACGGGAATTTGTCCCGGACGGTTGGCGTATGCGGTTCGACCACACAGACGGCGACCCGGACAAAGAAGCGAATTTTTATATACTAACAAAAACAACGTGTCCGGCAATCCTTACGGAAAACTTTTTTATGGATACCGAAAAAGATTGCCGTTTTATAATGAGTGAGGACGGGCGGGAACGTATCGCCAATATGCACGTTGCCGCAATTAAAAGAGTATTGACGTTATGAAAAAGATTTTGATTTATACGGCGATAATTGGAGCGATTGCCGCCGTTATTTGGGGGCAACACGTCCGTATTAAGAATTTGACCGCCGACCGGGACAAATACAAGTCAAATACGGAAACGTTGTTGCAAGACGTTAAGACGTACCAAACAAAGGACAGTTTGAACGCCGCAAAGGTCGGTAATTTGACGTTGAAAGTTTCCGAGTATGAAAAGTACCGGGCGGACGATTTGGCGTTAATAAAGACGCTACAAACAAAGAACCGGGATTTGCAACGGGTAACGACAACACAGTTGGAAACAATTAACGAGTTGCGGGGAACCGTCCGGGATAGTATCGTATATTTGCCCGGCGACACGGTTACGACTGTTTTACGTTGTGTTGATATTGTGGAACCGTGGTTTGAGTTACACGGATGCGCACGCCCGGACAATACATTTACCGGAACGCATATAAACCGGGATAGTCTATTGATAGCGGAAACCGTCCAATACAAACGTTTTTGGGGGTTCCTTTGGAAAACCAATAAAGTAAAGAACCGGGAAATTGACGTTGTGAGTAAGAACCCGGCAACAAAAATATTGGGGGTTGAGTTTGTAACCATAGAAAAATAACCTTTTTGTTCATAATATAGGTTGTAAAGGGGTTCGGGTTGTGATAATCCGACCCCTTTTTGTATTTGCCCGTTTTCCGCCCCGTATTTCGATTATTTTGTTTGAGTGGATAAATTACCCACCCCGGCAAAGAAAGTCCGTTAAAACGAAAATTCGCCAAAAATAACTTTGCAGGGAACCAAAAGAAACTTTTTTTACCCGAAAACACAAAATAAAAGATAATTCTTTTGGTAGTTAAAATAAAACCGCTTATATTTGCACCATGTTAATACAACGACGGGGCGTTTTCCCCGGAACATTAGAGAGCGTAACAATGAATACTCAAAGCATTTACAACGGTTTGAAATATACGACAAAGGAAATTAACCGCAATTACAAAATCAAAGTTAACGGAATGGTTGACGGAAAGAAAGTAAATATTGCGGTTGGGGTATCCGGGTTAATTCGTATTGTTGGCGATATTGAGTTGGTAAACCGCTTGTTAGACCGTGCGTTTAACTGTTACGGCGACAAAGAGGTTTGCAAATTGCGCCGAGGCGTTAAAATTACGTTCTATTATCAGTAAACAACGACCGGGCGTTTTCCCGGCAACAAATAATTCTTTCAACAATGGAAAAGAAAAGAACACAGGCGGCGGATATTGCCGAGATTGCAACCAAATTAGACGGAAAGGTTGAATTTTCAAGTATCGTTTACAGTCAACAATTAATGGATGAAAAGTACCGGGAAACCGGGGTTAACGATTTGCATTTTATCGGCAAAAAGTTTGGGTTGTGGTTTTATACAAGTCGGGCGGATTTGGATAACCTTTGTTATTTGAATAAAACCAAGTTCCCGACTTTGGTATTGTGCGAAAATTCATTGAGTATTTACGAGATTAAAAAATAAGGCTATGTTAACAAAAGCGGAAATAATGGAACGGGCGGAATTGAAAGTTGATTTATCAATATTACCCGCCGAGGCATTAGAAAAAATGAACGAAATGTTTAACGGCGATTACGCCGGGGCAATGGCGGAAACAGACGCCGCAATTGAAAAGGGCGTTGATTTATATTTGTCAGCGGTTGGTCGCCGGGTTGAGGTTCTGACAGACGGTAAAGCAAAAGCCACGACGGTTGCCCGGATTGATTACGACAAAGAAAACGATTATTACGTTTTGGAGTTCGCCGACAAAGGGCGGTTTATGTTTCGCAACGGCGGTTTTTCGTCGTTGGGACATACCGGGGAATTTTACGGAATAGTGAACGACCCGGAAAAGAAAAGCGGTATTAAATTTTTGTAAAACCAAGCCGGGGGCGCAATCCCCCGGCGTAACTATTTAGAGCGATGAAAAAGGCAGATTTGGACGTATTGAGAACGTCGGCGGGATATTGGGCGTATATGGAAACCCATAACGAACATACGGAAAGTTGTTTGATTTGTGGACGACCTACAAAGCCCGCAACGCAAAAGTTGGTACAATTGGCAATCGACGGTTTTATTACAGATTGCGACGTTGATTTGGGCGATAATTCGCAGGGTTGTTTTCCGGTTGGGAAAACGTGTTATAACAACTATCTAAAAGCCGCAAAAGATGAATAAAATAAAACGTTATCGGTTATCGCAAGCGATGTACGATATTATCCAAAAGGCGAACGGCGGGTTGTTTCTGTTATATACCCGGCACAATCCCGGCGACGTGTTGAACCTATTGTTAGACGGCAACGATATTGGGTTGACGTGCCAAATTGAGAGTTGCCACGACCAATATTATAAATATTGTAAAGTGATTAAGGAGGGCGAACAATGAGCCGTAACAGAGAGCGACAACAAGAATTACAACCGGAACGGGTCGAATACGCCCGTACCCGGTTGGAGGCGTTGGGGTATCCCGTAACCGAGATAAACGCCACGACCTTACAATTTACTTTCCGGGGTTCCCCGGTTACATTATACCCGTATTCCGGTTGGTTTACAGGAAAAACCGTAAAGGACGGGCGGGGAATTATGAACCTATTAAAACAAATACCGATGCGTTGGGCATTAAGACGACAGGATAAAATAAAAGCGCATTTTGAGCCGGACGGCGACGAAATGTTGGAGCGAATAAAAAAGAGTTTGGCGGATGCGTTCGCCAATTATAAAGATATTGAACGACATATTGAAACCGTGGACGGGGAACCATACCCGTTGTTATGTGTAGGCGACGCCGGGAATACGTCGAATATGGTTGTTTTTTATGTTATACGCAAACAATATGATGTTTATACATTGGCGTTCAAAGAATTTGTTGGATAATGGAAAGCGTAATTATTGAGGAAATGCGGGCGTTTCTGCAATTGGGATTGAACCCAAAGCAAAGGCAATATTTCGCCGATACAATCGCCGTTGCAAAACGTGTTGAGGTTGTCCGGGCGGCGGACGTGTTTAACCCTTACGAATTGGAAATTATCCGGGGCGTTCTGAAACCCCAACCGCAACAATGTTATCGTAATGCGCATTTGCTTTGCCAATTGTTCCCGGACGACGTATTGTATTGCGAGGGTAAAACGCATACTTTAATACCAATCGACCACGCATTTAACCGGGTCGGCGACAAATACGTTGACATTACGTTTGAGTTCGCATTGAACGACGCCGAGTTGACGGAATACGAATACGTTGTTTTTGGGGAATATGATTTGCAAACAATCGACCGGATAACAGAGGCAACGGGATTTTACGGGGATATATACCGAAACGTTTACGTTGAGAGGCTAAAAAGAGATACCCCCGGCAATCCGTAAGGACGACCGGGGGCGGTACGCAGTAACCGAGAGCGATATTTGGTAATGCGGTATTGCAAAGGTAGGTTAAAAATCCGATTATCCAACGTCCCGGTAAAAATCAATTTGAGAAACAAAGATTATATTTTTGGTAATTAAAAAATTCTTTCTACATTTGCAGAAACAAAACCCACCGGGGGGAATACCCGGCAACGATATGAAAGTAAAAGAGAGCAAAGAATTAAACGAGTTGGCGACCCTTTCCGGGAAACCCGCCAAACAGGTATCCGACATTATCGTTTCGGAATTACTCAATAAAAAAATAATTGAGGAAACGCCGGACAATTGGGGTTGCCCGATTTCCGATTGTTACGAACGGGATATTAACGTTGTTGAGATTGCCGGGGTTATACGTGCAATCGGTATCAACGTTGTAAAATCGGTACATTTGGACGCATTATTGGAATGTGTGTTGATTGGCGACGGGGATTGCCCGGAGTGTGGCGGCGAAATGGAGGTTACGGACGGCGAATATAAGCAAACAGGCGGGGACGGATATATTACGCCCCCGGAATATACCCCAATTTGGGAGGAAACAACGTGTACGCATTGCGGATACAAAGAGAGTAACGAACCGAGTTATTAACAATAAAAATTAAAGTTATGGCATTGAGATTAAGAGTAAACGAAGCAATCGCCCGTTCCGAGGCGAACGGAAAAAAGGTTTTGAAAAAAGACATTGCCGCCCGTCTTTTTGAGGGTGCAAGCGAAAGCGCACAACAGGTAAATATGACGAATTTATGTAACGGCACGACCAAACGGATTGTCCCGGAATGGGTCGTTATCCTTTGCGAAATGTTGGATTGTACGGCGGATTATCTGTTTGGTATGGAGGGCGGAAACGATGAAAAGTAAATTTGTTGCATGGTTGGAAGCCGCCGCCGATACCATGTTTTCGGATTTATGGCAGGCAAAAGCCTTAATTGTCGTATTCGGCGTATTGGGGTTATGTTGTTTAGTTGGTTCTTTTTGGAACCCGTGGCAATTGATTTTTGCGGCAATGTGCGCCGCAATGGTTTTATGTGGTATTTCAGAATATAAAAAGTATAAAAAATGAGAGCGAAAAAGAGCGATAAACCGGGCGACCCGGTAAAAGAGGTTGCGGGAACCGTTGGCAATGTTGCCCCGGATATGTTCCCCGATATTAACGAGGAACAACAAACGATTATTCCCCCGTTCGTTGAGGTTCAACCGGAACAACCAACCGGAGTGTTTGAGATAATACCGGGCATGACGGTTGAGGAAATGACGGCAATGTTTTTCGACGAAAAAACGTTGATTGAACCGCCGTATAAGGTTTGGCAGTTAAACAGTAAGGGACACAGGTATTATTACCGTTACGACGATGCCGGGAACCCGGAGTTTTTCCCGTCTGTTACAACCGTGTTGTCCCAAACATTACCCAAAGCCCCGCACTTAATCAATTGGATTGCGAACAAAGGCATTGAGGAAGCCGAGCGATACAAAGGCGAACGGGCGGCGTATGGAACGTTTATGCACGCCGCATTTGAGGAATTATTGATTAACCGGGCGTATGATTTGGACGGACTGAAAGGCAAACTAAAAGAATATATTGAGGTTTACCGATTGCCGGACGATTTCATATATTACGCCGACGACTTAAAAAAGGACGTATTGGCATTTGCGCAATTTGTATTGGATTATGATGTTAGACCGTTAGCCGTGGAAATTGCATTGGTACACCCTTATTACAAGTATGCCGGAATGATTGATTGCCCGTGTACGATGCGGGCAAAGATTGGGAGCGACGACCGTATTAACGCAATCGTCGATTTCAAAAGCGGGCGAAAAGGTTTTTACGAGGAAAGCGAAATACAATTAGGAATGTACCGGGATATGTGGAACGTCAATTTTGAGCAATTCCCCGTTACCCGTATTTTCAATTTCAGCCCGAAAGATTGGCGCAAACGCCCGTCGTACAACTTGAAAGAACAAACCGAAAGCCCCAATATACGCAAAATCCCCTATCTGTTAGAGATTGCCGCCATTGAGGACGAAAAGCGGGACAACACGTTTACGGCGGTTAATGGTATGGTTCTTTTGGACGACGCCCCGGATTTAACCCAAAACGTAATATCGTTGTCGTTGTCGGAATTGATTAAAACCAAAGCCCCTAAAGAGGCGACCCCGGACGAAACCACGGACGCCGCCGATAAGGTCAAAGCAGATGCGAACGCACCGGAGCCAACCGAGGAAACCGGGATAAAGAAAACAACGATTGTAAAGCGTGCCGGGAAAAAGGCAAAGGAGGCGGAAAACAAGCCCGCCACGGGACGAAAGGCGGCGAAACGAACGGTTGCACCGGAAAAGGAACAAAAGCCCGCAAACACGCCTAAAAAGCCCAAAAATGAGAATAAGAAAAAATTGTTGAACGACGACCCCGAAATATAAAGAGCATGAAAGGACGAATAAGACGACCGGAGGCGGAAAAATCCCGTTTGATTTTACCCCGTGTCGGACAAATAAAAATCGGAATGAAAAACGCTAACGGATACCCGCAAAGCGTTGATTATTTTATACCAACGGGAAAGTATGCCGGGTTATTTACACAGGCATACGGCGAAAAGCCCCAAACAATACAAATCGTTTTCCCGGACGACGACCCGGCGAAAGTATGCAACGAACGGTACGAATACCGGGACGATGACGGACGATTGATTGCGGCGGGCGACGGCGAAACGTTCCAAGTATGGGACGGCAAAAAGTACGAAACGTTGACAACGGAAAAGTACCCAAATTTGATGCAATCCATTACGAAACGTTACCCAAACAAAAAGAGCAAACAGGACGGACACGACGGTTGGGAAATTACGTTGACGTTGAGTTTTATTGTACCGTTGGTACGTGGCGTTGCCGGGGTATGGCAGTTCGCAACAAAGGGTACGGCGTCCACAATCCCGCAAATCCGGGAAACGTTCGACGGTATGTTGGCGGAACGTGGTTTTTGTAAGGGAGTAATTTTTGATTTGAATGTACAATTTGCGACAACCCAAAAACCGGGCGACCGTTCCCGTTTTCCGGTTGTTTCGTTGGTTCCCAATGAGAGTGCCGACAACGTATTGAAAGTACGTAAGGCATGGGAACCCGTTAAACAATTGGAGGGCGGCGACAATGGCGAACAATAACACAATTACCCGTCGTAAATACGACCGGGATTTTACCGTTTTATCGAATGAGTTTTTGAAAGATACCCGTTTGAGTTGGAAAGCAAAAGGAATTATTGCATACGTCGCCATGTTGCCGGACGATTGGGTTTTGAATATGCGAGATTTGACGAACCGGGCAACCGACGGGCGGGATAGTCTGTATAGTGGGATTAAAGAGTTGGAAACGTTCGGGTATTGTTCCAAAACACAGAACCGGAACCCGGACGGAACAATTGCGGGTTATGCGTATGAAATTTGCGACCAACCCGTTTTCGTCCAGCCATATACGGAAAATCCGGTTACGGATGCACCACAACCGGAAAATCCCGATACGGTTAAACCCGACACGGATAAACCGGATACGGAAAACCCGACACTAATAAATACTAATCCAACAAAGGACATAAATAAACCAAATACTAATCAGAGTAACCCCGCCAACCCGGTTGTCGGGGATTTGTTCCCGGATGAAAAAGGGGTTGACGATAAGGATAAAAAAAGAACGTCCATATTTCGCAATTCCGAGGTTTACAAATTGGTTAAGTTTGCGCCCGACGGAAACAACGATTATTCCGAGTTTGAAAAGTTATTTGCGACGCCGGAATTTGAACGGGTCGATTTGGTTTACTATTTCCATACGGTCGCCGATTGGTCGGAAACCAAACAGGGCGTAAAGAGAACCCGGACGGGTTGGATTGCCACGGTACGCAATTTCATTCGTGGCGATGTGGAAAAGAAAAAGTTGCATTTGAAACCGGAATACCAAGCCCCGCAAAAGAAATTAGACGTTGCGGGCGCAATGGAATTTCTTAATAACGATTATTAGTATATGGAAAATTTGCCGGAAAAAGTAAATACGCAATCCGTGGCGTTGGCTATATATAACCCAACGCCCGGAACAAAAGCAATCGACATACGCCGACAAATGGTGCAATTACCGGAGGTTGCCAAATCGTTATCCGGGGTCGAAAAATACATTTTTGCCGCCTCAACGAAAACGCAGATTGCCGAGATTGACGACGCCACGTTGGTTGCCAAAACCGGGCAAATGTTCCGGTTTATTGCTTTGGACGTCGGGTATATTATCCCGACCAATACGGACGATTGGGCGTACATTTGTACCCGGTTGTTGGATATACTCAAAAAATACTATTCGCAAATGACATTGGCGGATATTAAGTTGGCATTTGAGTTGGCAACGACCGGGGAATTGGACGATTATTTGCCAAAAGACAGGAACGGACAACCGGATAAAGCGCATTACCAACAATTTAACGCCGATTATTTCGCAAAGATTTTGAACGCATACAGGCGAAAACAAAACGGGGTTATTCATAAGGCATACCAAGCGTTGCCGGAACCGAAAAAGGAATTAACCCCGGAGCAAAAACGGTATTATCATAACGACATAGAAAGCCGTAACCGTTTGGCATTTTTGCAATATAAATATACCGGGCGGGTTGACTTTGGTATTGCCGGGGAAATGTTTGTTTACGATTGGTTGGTTAAGGTTGGATTGGCGGATACTGTAAAGGAAACCGAGGACGACCGCCGGGAGGCGTTGGGGCGTTTTTTAGCCCGTGCCGCCCGTGGGTTCGTGAATGAATTTACGGTTTACCATGTTCGTAAGGACGGAACCAAAAGCAAAGAAATTGATTATACGGCGTTTGAAGTTGCCCGCCGCAAAGAGATAATAAAAGCGTTCGACCGCATGATTGCGGACGGATTGCAAGTTGATAATTATTTGAATTTTTGGAAATGAACAAAATAACGATTGATTGTATTATTGGCATTGACCCCGGAAAAACCGGGGGGATTGCCGTTTGGCGTCCGAACCATAAAACCGAGGTTATCAAAATGCCGGGCGACCTTATGGAGTTGAAAGAATGGTTTGAATACATGAAAAGTATTTGCCGCCCGTTGGTATTCGTCGAAAAGGTACAATTGCGCCCGGACGACGTGAACGACAACCCCGGCAAAGCCTTTCGAGTGCAAAAACTGTTATCGGAGTTTGAGAAACTGAAAACAATAATTGCCATGTGCGACGTACCGTTTGTTTTGGTACACCCCCAAAAATGGCAAAACGAATTGAAATTGCGGGTTAAGGGAGAGGAAAAGCCACAACGAAAAAAGCGTTACCAACGAGCCGCCGCCGATTATTACCCGGATGTTAAGGCGACATTGTGGAACGCCGATGCGCTTATGATTTTACACTTTGGACGATACATTTTGCATAACAACCCCCGTTGGGTTTTGGAAAATTTACCCGCCCCAATGCACAATCGTTTATTTTAAGCCCGTACACGGCTTTAATTTCCCAAATGGTTAAGAGTATGGCAGACGATAACAAAGCCCCGCAAATCGAAAATACCGAAAAAATAACGGCAAAAGAGTTGGCGGAAATGGTAAAGCAGATGCGGCACAACCAACGACGTTGCCAACGGAACCCAACCCCGGAAAAGTTGGCAACGTTGGAGCGTTGGGAAAAGGAGGTTGACGCCGTGGTTGCGGTTCTGACAGATACACAAATGAAATTATTTTGATATGGACGAAATGGATTATATCTATTTAGGCGACCGATTGACCCGCCCGGAATTGCGACGTATGCCGTGCCGGGCGGTTCGTCGTTTGAATGGCAAATGTATTCGGGGACGCAATGGCAATATGTTAGTTGAGTTTCCCGGAATTGGTAAGGTTGTTATTTTGGGTCGATTATTGCGAAAACTTAAAAAATAAAAGAAAAAAGTTTTGGTAATTAAAATAATATACGTAGATTTGCGGCATGAAATAGCAACGACCGGGCGTTTTCCCGGTAACGCTAAATACATAAAGCAATGAGAGCAATTAAAATTTATTCTAAAAAAGTCGATAAATGCGCCGACGGTCGTAAATGTACCCCGTATTATCATGCTATTTGGTTTCATGGTAATATATTGTTTCGCAAGGGTTTTATAAAACCGTGGTTTAATATCACAGATGCGGCGTTTCATTTTTTAGGTTTTAGATTTACAAAGGGAATAATAACAAAGTAGTAACCGCCGGGGGCAACCCCGGCATAAAAAGAGCGATAAAATGATTATAAAAAAGTTAGAATTGTCGAATTTCCAAGTAATTAAGGAGTTCAACGCAGATTTTGAGGGTAATGTATATTTCATTACCGGGGACAATGAGTTGGGAAAATCAACGCTATTAAAGGCAATCGGGGCGTTATTGACCGGGAACCGGGACGCCGTGTTGCGCAATGGCGAGGAAAAAGGGTTTGCAAAAATGGTTGTAGGCGACGACGGCGAGGAATACGACGTTGAATTGCGATTTACCAAAGCCAACCCACGGGGTACGTTATCAATCAAACAGAAAACAACCGGGATGCGGTCGGATAACGTAAGTATGTTGCAAAAGGTTTTCGGATATACCGATTTTGACGCCGTGGAATTTTCCCGTTGGTCGGAAACCGCCGAGGGTCGCCGCAAGCAAGTTGAGTATGTGCGGGCGTTATTGCCGGAAAATGTGCAAAAGCGTATCGCCGAGATTGACGCCGAGGTTACGACCGTTAAGGACAAACGTAAAGAGGCAAACGCCGAGGTTAAGACGTACACGACCATTTGCGCCGCCGCCGAAAAACAGTTGAAGCCGGGCGACGCCAAAACGTATGCCGAGAAAATCGACATTGCCGACTTAATGGAGGAACAAAACGAGAACGCCCGGTTGATTGAAAAAGCAAAAACCGTGCGTACCGCTTTGCAAACCCGGACGGAACAATTGGAGGCAATCCCCGGTCGTATCAAAGCCGCCGAGGAAACAAAGAAAGCCGAAATTGCCGCCGCCGACAAATCCGCCACAGATGCGCAAGCGGAATACGACCGGATTGTTGCCGAGGCAAAAAAGGCTTTGGACGCCGCAAAAAAACAAAGCAAAGCGGATGCAAAAGCCGCCGCCGACAAATACGACGAAACGTTGGCGCAAATTGAAACCGACAAAGCCGATTACGAAACCCGTAAGAATAACGCCGCCGCATGGTTGGCGAAATACGAGGAAAACAACCCGGAAAAATTGGATACAGCGGAACGCCTCAAACAAGCCGAGGAACACAACAAAATAAATGCGTTGGTTGTGGACTATGTGGCAAAGAAAAAGCAAAAGGACGCCGCCGAAAAGGTCGCCCAAACCCACGAAAAAAAGTTGTCGGATTTACTGAAAGAACGGGAAACCCTTATTGCAAAATCGGAATTGCCGATTACCGGGTTGACATTCACGGACGACGGGTTAGAATTAAACGGCGTGCCGTTCGTTGCCGGGAAAGTATCGGATAGTCAAATTATGGAGGTTGCCGCAAAACTTATCATTGCAAGCAATCCGACCGTTAAAGTATTCCGCATTGCGAGGGGCGAAAGTTTGGGCGCAAAACGTCTGCAATCCCTTATCGAATTAGCCCGTAAAGAGGGTTATCAAGGCTTTATTGAGGAAGTCAAACGAGGACAGGACGATTTAATTATTGAGGAATACAGCGAAAACGAATAATCAACCGGGGGCGGGTTCCCGTCCCCCTTAATACAGCAAAAACAATGGCATATACATTGAACGAAAATTTGAAGCGTTGGGCGGAACAATACGAAACCGCCGAGTTCGTAAAAAACGACCCGGTACAAATTCCACGCCGTTACGATAGTCGGGTAAATATTGAAATATCCGCTTTTGTTACGGCGTGGATTGCATGGGGCAACCGCAAACAGATAATCAAAAAGGCGGATTATATCGACCGGGAAATTTTCAAGGGCGAACCGTATCATTACATTGTCGGCAATAATGTTGAACCCGGAGCCGCCCCGGAATGGAAACAGTATAAAGACAGCCCCGAAAGTTTTTACCGAACGTTTACGTTTGGGGATTTCCACGACCTTTGCGAACGCCTTTGCGATGTGTACACGGTTTACGGAAATATGGAAGCGGCAATAAATAACACACAGAACGGGGAAAAACCATTGCAAACCCTATTGGCTTTGTTTGGTTCCGTTAATGGTATCCCGGACGGTTCGACGTCCACGGCTTGCAAACGGTTGTGTCTGTTTTTGCGTTGGATGTGTCGTAAGAGTTCCCCGGTTGACTTTGGATTGTGGACGGTATGCGAACCCCGTAATTTGATTATGCCGTTGGATACGCACGTACATAAACAGGCAATCCGGTTGGGATTGACGACACGCCGGACGCCGGATTTACGCACCGCCATTGAAATAACCGACCGTTTCGCCGAGATATTCCCGGACGACCCGACCAAAGGGGATTTTGCGTTGTTCGGTTACGGGGTCAACAAAGGAACCGCCGCCGGGATAAACGATATTGCCGAGGCAACAACCAAATTATCCGAGGCAACGAAAAAGGAAGCCAAAGCCCAAAAGAAAGTCAACGAAGCAATCGCCGCCGCCGTTCCAACCCCGGTTGCGGATTTGAGTATTGCGGACGTTCTGAAAATGCCGTTGTTCTTTGACAACGTGAAAACCCAATTAACAAGCCTTTGGAACGACCGGGAAACAGCCCGCAAAAAAGCCGCAAAGGATAACCAACGATTGAAAGCGCACGTTATCGACCGTATGCACAACGCCGGGGATTGGGAGCCGGGAAAATTCGTTGTTATTTTCGCAACGATATTGGATAAAGTGGCAACCGGGTATTCATCAAACGAACGGGAATTTATCCGGGCGGTTGGAATGACAGCGTTTAATATTACCATGCAAAAGTTAATCGACGATGAAAAAAAGAGAGATAACAGCGACGGGAACGATAAACAATAACGGCGGGTTGGCAATGTACATGGGGGAATTAAACGAGTTTTTCAAAGGTTGGAAAGGTTCCCGCATTATTGCCCGCTTTATTGTTGCGTCGCCCGGTTCGTCCGAGGCTTTGAAAGGGTATTATTTTAATTACGTTGTGCCGACGTTTAAGCACGCAATTTGGGAGGCGGGCGAACGTCTGACAGAGGAACAAACCGAACGGCGTTTGCGGGAATTTTCCCCGGTTATGTACGTCGAACGGGTCGATACGGAAACGGGGGAATATACCCACGAATTGCGCACCGTTGCGGACTTATCGAACGCCGAGTTAATCGAACATATCGAAACACTCAAACAGATAGCCGCCGAGGAATACAACACGTATATTGACGACCCCCGAACGTTGTAACTATGTTTTGCAAATGCGGCGGCAAACGCAAGGATTACCCGTTGACGGGTTGGCGGGTTATACGGTCGAAATATACCCCGTACCGTTGGAGCCGTATTTATTGCCTCAACTGCAAATGTTCATGGGTTACAGGTGCGGGATATGTAGAACAAACGCCCGAACAAAACGGGCAACAAAAACTTTTCAATAATGGCGAATTTGACAGATAGCGACCTAATGCCGCAAGGCAAATTTAAGGGTCAAACAATGGAAAACGTACCGTATTGGCATTTGCTTTGGTTAGCCGACCAACCGTTTTGCCGTAAGGACGTAAAACAGTACGTCGAGGAAAACCGGGACGTATTGGAGTTAGAGAAAAAGCGGGATAAATTCCGCAACGAAAACGAGTAATAACAATTTAACAGTAACGAGAGTATGAAATTTGAATTAAAAGACATTTGTTTTTTCGATTGCGAAACAACCGGAGTACCCGCAAAGGGTTTGAAATGGGATGCGGATTTTAACCAATTCCCGCACGTTGTACAATTGGGTTGGGCGTTTGGAGATAAAGAACGTTGTTTTATTATCAAACCGGATAATTACGAGATACCGCCGGAAACAACCGCCATACATGGTATAACGACCGAACGGGCAATTGCCGAGGGCGTACCGTTTGCCGAGGTTATCGACGAATTTTTGGCAGATGCCGCCGCCGCCCCGCTTGTATGTGCGCACAACATTTATTTTGATACGTCGATGTTAAAAGCAAACGTTTTGCGCTATTGTGGCAAAGAATATTACGACGCCCGGTGCGAGGACGCATTGCACAAAGGAAAACGCATTGATACAATGATGAAAACAATTAAATTTGTCGGCGCATTGTATCAGAATGGCAGACCGGGGAAATTTCCCAAATTGGAAGAATTGTTTGCAAAATTGTTCCCCGGCGAAACATTCCCGGCGCATGACGCATTACAGGACGTTAAGGCATTGCGCCGATGCGTCCCGGAATTGGTCGAATTAGGGATTATTGAGTTGCAACAAAAGGAATACCCGGCGGAACAACTCAAAGCGAAATTTGAGCCGGAAAAGCCCCAAAACGGGGGTATTGAGTTTAACGACCCGAACCCCGTAACGGAACCAATCGGAACCGGGAACCCGAAACAGGAACCGGAGCCAATCCCGGAGCCTCAACGCCCGGCGGTCGCCCGGAATAAAACGACAAAGGATTTGTTGGACGAAAGCGAATTTTAAGATTATGGCAAAGCGAACAAAAGACGAATTTACACGGGATTGGATAATTGAAAATTCAATTGACGTGTTGAGCCAATACGAAAACGGTATATTGACGATACGTGCGTTGCATTATCAGTTAGTAAGCCGGGGAATGACAAACACGTTACAGCATTACAAACGTGTTGTCGCCGCAATGGAGGTCGCCCGGTGGGACGGTCGGGTTGATTTTGAAGCGTTCAGCGACCGAGATAGGGCAATGTGTGGAACGACAAAAGCCACGGAAACCGTATTGGAGGACAAACAGGACGAAGCCAAACGACAGGTCGGATTATGGATGCGTTCGTATGGCAAAAACCGTTGGGAAAACCAACCGTATTACCCGGAAATTCTTATTGAGAAAAAAGCGTTGGAGGGCGTTTTTGCGAAACCGTGTGCCAAATGGGACGTTGCGGTTGGAGCGTGCAAAGGTTATCCGTCGTTAACGTTCTTATATGAATTGTCCGAGCGTTTACGGGACGCCCAAAGCGAGGGTAAAAAGCCGATTATATTATATTTCGGCGATTACGACCCGTCCGGCGAGGACATACCCCGGTCGATTGGGGAAAACTTGCAAAAGTTCGGCGTTTATGATGTGGAAATACGCCGTATTGCCTTAATGGAACAACAGGTTATCGAATGGAAATTGCCGCCCGCCCCGGCAAAGGAAACAGACAGCCGGACGGCAAATTGGGACGGATTGGGACAGGTTGAGTTAGACGCCGTAAAACCGGAAAAATTGATTTCCATGTTGAACGATGCGGTTAACGAGATATTCGACCAAGATTTGTACGACGAATTGATTACGCAGGAAAACGAGGAACGGGAATTGTTCCAAGCCGAGTTAAAACGATACGTTGAAAATGATTTATAAAAACCGAGCCGGGCGGGTTCCCGGCAACAAATAATTATACAGATATGAGCGAAAAAGAAAAGCCCGCAAACGTAATGTTGATACCGACCGAAAAGGCGTTTGCATTGTCGAAAGTCAAGACGTTAAAGGACGGCGGGTTGGACGTCCATTATGAAGTTACCGAAACCGTCGGTAATGAGAGTTACACAAACAAATATCACGTCGAAAGCGCAAAGGATATACACCCGGATTTGCGCAATTGCTTTGACAGGTTGCGCCCAATTATGGGGCGTATTTTCAACATAACGTCGTTTTTGTCCCTTATGGAAACGCCGGATATGAAAGCCAACCAAAAGCAAAAAGACGCCGCCCGTGATTTTGCGGATGAAATGTTGAAAAACATTGAGGTTCGGGGCGTGTCCCTTTCCGGTCAAGATGATAACGTTGGTTGCGTTCTTACGGGATTGTTCACGGTATCCAATAACCAAAAGACGGCGATAAATTCGCCCCGTCTGAAATTCAATACCGAAACGTTCGGTTTTGAGGAAGAATTGGAGGAAATTATAGGGGATATTGAAAACGAGGTTTACGCCTTTCTTTTCAAGGGTAAAAAGGCGCAATTGGAGTTGTTCGGAGCCGACGGGGAAGCCGCACCGGGATTGGATAACGCACCGGGCGACCCCGGATTGTTCCCGGAGGTTGGCGACCCGGCAAACGAGGGCGACGACAACGAACCCACAGGCGACGACGATACGGACAATATGTAACGTATGGAGCCGATATTGTTAACAGACCGGGAGGAATACCAATTTGTAACTGATAGGGGGTTTTGCCCCCTATTGGATTACAAGCGGTTTACAATGGATATTCGTTTGCGGGTCGAAATACAACGGGAATTGTTCGGACATTGCGTTTTTGGTCGTGGTAACATACCGCAAGCCAATGAACGTTTTTTTAGGTGGGTTTGGGAACATAAGCCGCACCAATGCGAGGAAACATTGCGCCCGTTACCGAGTTATTCCGCCGTGTATTGTTCGCATATCTTAACAAGGGGTTCGCACCCGGAAATAGCACACGACCCCCGCAATATCAATATCCTTTGTTTTGAGATGCACAACCGTTGGGAAAATGGCGACCGGGAACGTATGCGGATTTATCCGGCAAATATGCGGCTTATTGAGTTAATGAAAACAGAGTATCAACAATTACAAATCCGGTAAATGAGAACAAAAAAGAGAACAACCGATTTTGGGGCAATTTCCCGGTCGTCAGTTAAACGAGATTTCAAAAGGGTACAAACATACCCCGCCGAGGAAAAAACCCCGCAAATCGAAGAAATGCCGAAAATAAATGCCGAACGTCGTATTATTCATATATCCGAAACAAGCGGATACGCCAAATTTGCCCGGTACATTGTCGGCAAATTGGTACGACTGAAAGAAAAAGCGAATATTGGCGGCAATTCATGGTATTGCGAGTTTGTACACGACGACGACCGCCGGGCGTTGAATATGGCGGCGGGTTGGTCGGATAACAAACGGGAATATCTGTTTGACGGGGTTAAATTCAAAAATTAGAAATATGGTAAAATATGTATGTAAAAACCAATCGGATAATCTTTGCGATACGTGCGAATTTTGTATTGCCGATTGTATGCAACCCGTCGAATTTGGCAACGGGATTGGCAACGATAATGTTGTTGAGTGTGCCGGATATTATCCCACGGGGGAAATACCGGAATACGTCGAGGAAATTAACGATTAAAATTAACGATTATGAGTGTAAACAAAGTAACATTATTAGGACACACCGGGAAAGCCCCGGAGTTTAAGGAGTTCGACAACGGCGGTTGCGTGGCGACATTTTCGTTGGCAACCACGAAACGAGGTTTTACCACAAAGGACGGGCGACAAATCCCGGAGCGTACCGAATGGCATAACGTCGTTTTGCAAAACGGTTTGGCAAAGGTCGCCAATCAGTACGTCAAAAAGGGCGATAAACTGTATATTGAGGGGGAATTGCGAACCCGGAGTTATGACGATGCGCAAGGCGTCAAACGGTATATTACCGAGATTGTCGCAACCGATATGGAAATGTTGACCCCGAAAGCGACCGGAGCCGGGACGCAAGCCCCGCCGCCGCCCGTTGCGGATGCACCCGCCCCCGACGGAACCGACGATTTACCATTTTAACCGTTGGCAATATGGGAGCGATAAACGGACGGGTTATTTATAGCCCAAAGGGTAAAGCCGGAGAATATGCCGAGAACGCCGCCAATTTTTACGTTGGTTGTTCAAACGGTTGTACGTACTGTTATTTGCGCAAAGGTCGTGGCGCAAAAGTGTTGGGAGGCAATCGCCCGGAGTTGAAAAAAACGTTGAGAGAGTACCCGTATGCGTTGGATATATTCAAAAACGAGTTATTAAAGCATAAGGACGAATTGCAGAAAACCGGGTTGTTCTTTTCATTTACGACCGACCCGTTGTTGCCGGAAACGCAAAGGTTGACCCGTCAAGCGGTCGGCGTATGCCAACGGCACGGCGTCCCGGTTAAGATATTGAGCAAATGCGCCGAGGGTATAAACCTTTTTGTTGACTTTGCCGAGGCGTCCGAGGGTTGGGACGTATCCCGCATTGCCATTGGTTCCACGTTGACCGGGTGCGACGAATTGGAGCCAAACGCAAGCCCAAACAAAATGCGGATAAACGCATTGGCACGGGCGAAACGCCACGGGTTCCGTACCTTTGCGAGTGTGGAACCAATCCCGCCGGGAATGTTTGACCGGGCGTATTCTGTAATTGCGTTGTCGTATCCCTTTGTTGACCTTTTCAAAATCGGATTACAAAGCGGTTGCCGATATACCAAGCGGGATACGTTGGCGTTCTATCAAACCGTAACGGAATATTGGGAGGCGCACCCAAAGAGTACGCCCCGGATATATTGGAAAGATAGTTTTGTAAAGGCGTCCGGGATTGAACGGGAATTGTTGCCCGTCCATTGCGTCCCGGCAAATTGGGATTTGTTTAACGAAAACAGGAACGAAAATGCAGTTTAATAGTAAAGATTATAACCCCGCCCAACACGACCGTTGGCGGGCGTTAACCGTAAAAAATCCGTATGCAACACAGTTGGTAACGGCGGCGTTTGAGGACAACGGGATTATTTACGCCGAAAAGTCGATTGAAGTACGAAGCAAAAACACAACGTACCGGGGCGACCTTTTAATTTGTTCGTCCAAAAACCCGGATTTGCCCGGATATGAAAACGGCGTTACGTTGGGGTTGGTCGAATTATACGATATTAAGCCCGTCGCCAATTTTACCCCGTATGATTGGGAGCAAACCCGAATACCCCCGGAAAAGCGCAAGGCGATAACAAAGGGGTACGGGTGGTTGATGCGGAACCCCCGCCGGGTTATCGAATTTCCCGTTAAGGGGCAATTGGGGATTTACAATTTGGTTTATACCAAAGATTGCATATTGCCGTACCCCGTGGCAATGGTTATGGATAAAGAGAGTTACGAAATGACAAAGGAGGCAAAAAAATGAAAGATGCAAAAAAGTACAAAGTAATTGTAACAGGCGAAAAAATACGGGGAACCGTTATTGATAGCCACGGAACCGTAAAAGATATAAAGACGGGTAAATGTTATTATTGCAACGAAGTAGAACACAAAGAACGTCGCCACATGGTACAAATTGGGTTCCATATATGGCGGTTCGGTTTTTATCTGTTTGCCCGTGAATATCTGAAATACAATAGTTGGTTTGTCGTTCCCGGCGTTTCCGTCGATGCGGTCAACGGTTACGACCGTTACGTTGACGTTGAATTGAAATTGTTGTTTATTGGCGTGGGTATCCGGTTTATTTGGATAAAACGCAAAAATAAAAGATAATTCTTTTGGTAGTTAAGGAAATGTTTATACCTTTGCAATCACAACGGGGAACAATTCCCCAAACGACCGGGCGTTTTCCCGGTATCCAAATTCATTTTTATATGAAAGTATTTAAGTATTTGTTGCCTATTGTGGCAATGTTGTTAATCGGGACGTCTTGTAACAGGGACGACGACAACGAACCAACGGTTGACCCGCCAATTGAGGTTACATTGCGAACCTTTATTGTAGAATTAGAGGACACGCCGGAAACGTACAAAATTGGTATTGATTACATGGAGCAATTAAGCCGAATGTTTACCGACGCCAAAATTAGTTTTGATTTCAAAACGACGATTACGGCAAAGGTTCCCGAAAAGGACGTTGAACGGTTTTTGGAAATTGTCAACAATTCCAAATACATTGTAAGCGTAACAGAAGTTTAATTTTAATCGCCGGGGGTTCGCCCCCGGTTTTAATCTTTGAATATGGAAAAGGAAACGAGAACGGAAACAATAAGCACGGTAACGGCGGGAATGTTACAGATAAACGCCCCCCGCTTTGATTGCGAGATTGTGGAATTGGGGGTTGCCGGGAATGGGAAAGCCCGCATAACAATTGGCGGAACCGCCGAGAATATAACCGCATTATTCGACTATGTAAACGAGGCGGCGGAATGAGAGTAAAGCAACCGGAACAATTTAACCCGGAACGGGAATACAAGCCCGGCGAACGTGCCGTTGTAAATGGTACGGTTTTAGTTGCCGAGTTATGGACGCCCGCCGCACAAAGATTGGCAGACAATCCCCGGACGTTATTTTGCCAACGTTGCGTCCGTTGTAAGATTGGGAAAGATGTTTGCACCGGGGCAAATCTGAAATGTGATAAATACAGCCGTACCGACCGGAAAACGATTTTTTGGCAGTTGGCTTATCCAAAGAGTAACGCAGTAAAAACGATTAGAAAAAAGAGCGATGAAAGTAATTTATAAATATCAACTATCCGATTGGTCGGAAACAATAAAAATGCCGAAAGATGCCGAGATTTTAACGGCACATTTACAGGGGGAAAATACCTATATTTGGGCAATGGTTGAAACCGATAACCCAACCGAGGAACGAACGTTTGCCATTATTGGCACGGGCAATCCAATTAAATACATTGGGGAATATAAATACATAAACACTATTTTTCAAGGTGCGTATGTATGGCATATATTTGAAATTAAGTAACCATTAAAAAGTTAGAGCGATGAACAAACAAATTTTATCCCCGTTCGATTGCGATTTGTGCGCAATGGTCGAGGACTTAACAGGCAACCCGATTGACGTAAAACCCCAATCGGATTATTTCGTTTTGAGTTGGGAGCAATGCCCGTGCGACCGTACCAACCCGGAGGGGCAAAAAGCCGAGGCAATCAAACAAGCCGTTAACGGTCGATTGGGAACCCGTGCGATTGCGTGGGAATATAAAGACGGTCGCCAATCTGTTACGGTTGAGTACGACCCGACCGAGTACCCGGAGGAAATACGCACCCGTTTAACCGACCCGGATTTTACAGCCGGGCAAAAGTATTGCCGTTCTTTGTTGGAGGTTGACGCAATCCAAGTTCGCCGGGACAATGTGGAAACCCTTGTTAAATTTACAGGCGGCGGAACAATGACAACGCCGAGAACCCCGGACGGTATCGCCGTATATTCATTCCCGGACGGCAACGGCATATTCATTGACGCCCCGGAAAAATGGTACATTGTCCGGGAACCGAACGGACGATTGACCGCCCGCCCGGAACGTGAATTTAACCGGGAATTTGAACCCAAAGGAATACGCACCGTTGGAAATTACGACGGTAAACCCGCCCGCCCGTCGATTACTGAAATTGTCGATTTGTTCAATGAGTTGTTCGGAACCAATATTGCGTCCCGTTGTCGTAAAATTGAGGAAGAATTTAACGAATACAAAGAAGTTGTAAGGGCGGCAATGCCAACGTTCGACGACCCGGCACAAATGAACGCCGTTATTGATGAATTGGCAGACCTTAACGCCGTCGTTTTTCATTCCGCCGCAATATTGGGAATAACCCAACGGGAATTGTTGGAAATGGCATACGACAAAGTAAAGGGACGCCAAACCGACCCAATGTATAAACGCAAACACCCGCACGGCGTTTCCCCTTGTAAGTTCGACCCGGAAAATATCGAAGTTTGCGGCAAATGCGAAAATATGAGTTGCGAGGACGTCGATGGCGTCGGATATTGCGACACGATAAAAGATAACACCCGTTGCGACGAAAAGGCGTGCGGACATTATGAACCCAAAAATTAAAAGAGCGATGAAAGAAAAGAGTTTTGCAAAAGAGTTGGCGGAATTGATTAACCGCCACAGTATCGACGCCAAATTTGAAACGGCGGACGACATTTTGGCAACCGTGGCGATTGATGCGTTGAACGCATACGCCAAAGCCAAACAGACGCAGGAACGCAGAAACAACCCGGAAACCGACAATTGCGATTGCCCGGCGTGTCAAATGCGCCGAGCGTTGGAGGCAAAGAAAGCCGCCCGCCCGGAACCCGGCAAAAAGGAATACAGGAAACCGGAGGCGTTCGACGTTCCAAAGGAGGTGCAAGCAATGGCGGAATTTTTCGGCGAAATGTTCCCCGGAACAACGGTTGAAATACACAGGGTCGAAATGCCACGGCGCAACCCACGGGATAAACGCCGGGGAAAGAACAAACGCAACGGGGGAAACAATGGGAAAAGGTAATTGCCCGGATACAATCCCGGATATATCGCCCGGATGCGCCCCGGATAATAGACGACCGGAAAAGCGGTGCGAAACGTGCCGATATTTCAACCCGCAATTCCCGGTCAATGGAAACCCCGCCCCGGTATGTTTGGCGATAAAGCAGATAAAAGGGGGGACGGAATACACAAACCCCCGTGGAACCCAACCGCATTTTCGTTGCTCAAACGGGAAATACGAAAGTCGGTATTGATAGGCATAAAAGCCCCGGAACAAACACCGGGGTTTTGCCGTTTATATACATGAAAGGACAAACCGTTGGCAATGTGTCGAAAAAGCCGTAAATTTGCCCCGTGGTTAAGAGATAACCGCCGAGATATACAAAGTATCGGATAAGACAATAAAGCCTCTTAAAATGGAAATTCCCCGCAAATAACTTGTAAAGGGTAAACACGTTTTAAGGAGGGCGGGCGACAAAAGAACACAGAGAGCCGGAAAGCCGAAAACGTCAAAGGGGACAAAAGAACCAAAGGACGCAAAAGGCATAAAGCGCAAAGGGTTAATTTTTACCCCGTTTGAACATTAAAAGAGGTTGAACAATGGAAAAATTGAACACGGGTAATAAGAGCCGGAAACCCGCCGGATATAACAAGCGAACCGAGGAACAACGGGATTACGATATTGCGTTTTGTTCCAATCTTTTCTTACGTGGTTACACGTACCGGGAAATTGTGGCGGCTTTGAACGCAGATTTAGCCAAACGAAATACAGGTTATACAATTTCGTTGGCAATGGTTTATTACGATTTACAACAATGCCTTATCGAATGGAAGCGGGAACGGTTGGATAATATCGACGAATACGTTACACAGGAATTGCGCAAGTTGGATGCAATGGAGGTGCAAGCGTGGGAGGCGTGGGAGGCGTCCAAAACCGGAAAGCAACGAACCAAAGAGAAAACCAATCGAGGGCGTCCAATCAAAACAGATGCGACCGATACCGACCCGGAATATTACGGGTATGATGAAACAACGGTTGAAACGTCGGCGGGCAATCCCCGCTTTTTGGATTTATTGTTGAACATTCAGCAACGACGGGCAAAAATGTTAGGGTTCGACGCCCCGGTTAAAATAGAGATACCCGGATACAATGCCGGAACCGAGGACGACAAACCCAAATACGATGCAACCGTTATTCCAAAGGATTTATTGTTTGCCGTCGCCGACAAATTACAATCCGCCGAATATGCAAAGGTTATGGCAGAGAAAGGAGGGGCGCAATAATGGCAAAGAGAACCGCACCCGCAACCCGTCCGGGACAAAAGCAACCGGAATGGACGAAACATATTTGCGACGACTGTAAACACGCCCGTTGGGTCGAAACGCACCAAAATAAGGATTGGGAGGGGAAATATATTTGCCTTACGTGTCCGTTTGAACAATGGCATATAATCCGAGGACGTCAAGCGTGCGCAAAGTTTGAACCAAAACCAAAGGAGGGGCAACAATGACAAACGACGAAATGTTGGCAATGTATAAAGCCATAAGCGAGAACCCCGGCGAAATAGTCAAGGAAGCCGCCCGCAATCGGTTAATCAACTTTTCCCGGTATATGCAACCGGATATGGTATTGGAGCCGTTCCACGTCGTATATTATACGTTGTTGGATATGTTCGCACACGGGTTAATACGTAAAATGATTGTTCAACAACCCCCGCAACATGGCAAATCGGAGGGGTCAAGCCGTAAATTACCCGCATTTATGGAGGGGTTAAACCCGGACTTAAAAATTGTAATTGGGTCGTATGCGGCGACAATCGCACGGGATTTCAACCGGGACGTTCAACGAATTATCGACACGCCCCGGTATCGTGAATTATTCCCCGGTACATACCTTAACGGGTCGAACGTTGTAACAATGGCGAATACCTATTTGCGCAATAGTGATGTTATCGAAATGGTCGGGCGTAAGGGGTCGTTGCGTGTCGTTGGTCGTGGCGGTTCGCTTACGTCTAAAACCGTGGACGTATCCATATTGGACGACGTGTATAAGGATTACGCCGAGGGTAACAGCCCAATAGTACGGGCGGCGGCGTGGAAATGGTACACGACCGTTGTACGTACCCGTTTGCATAACAATTCGCAAGAATTGATTGTATTTACCCGTTGGCACGACGACGATTTGATTGGACGCATTGAGAAAAGCGGGGAAATAATCATTGATATAACGTGTTGGGCGGATTTACAGAACATACCCCCCGGCGCATGGGTTCGCATAAACTTTGAGGCAATCAAAACAGGGGAACCGACCGAGATAGACCCACGGGAACCGGGGGCGGCTTTATGGGAGGGGCGACACAGTAAACTAAAATTGGAGGGGCAAAAGGCATTAGACCCGGTACAATTTCAGTGCTTATATCAGGGCAACCCCGGAAGTGCCGAGGGTCGATTGTACCAACCTTTCAAAACGTGGGTTGAAAAATCCGATTACGGCACGTATATTCGTTCCGGTGCATACATAGACGTTGCCGACGAGGGCGACGACCTTTTGTTTGCCGCAACGTATGACGTGTACAAATCGCCCAATCTGTTTTTCAACGAACAAACAAAGCGTATGGAGCCGATATTGTATGCGCTTATTACCGATATGGAAATGACGGACGAAAACACGGACGTAACAACCGTAACCGTCCCGGCAATGGTAAACAGGAACGGCACGCAAAAAGTATGGGTTGAGAGTAACAACGGCGGTGCGGGTTACGAAAAGGTTATTAAAAAGAAAGTGCGGGCAATGACAGACCCGTTTTATCAAGGCGGCAACAAAGAAAGCCGGATAATAACAGCGTCGGCAATGGTAAACCAATGTATTATTATGCCGTTCGGTTGGGAAACGAGATACAAAGCCGTGTACGACCATGTAACCGGATTTTTGCGCAAGTTCGATGCGAACACGCACGACGACCCGGAGGACGGATTGACCGGGATATACGAAAAGGAAATTGCCGACGGTAATATACAGCCATACGCACACGCCAACCGAGGCGTAAAGCGTCGCAATTAGCAATATTTTTGGGATATGCAAGTTTATAACTGAAAAAGTTTATAACTTTGTAGCCGAAACAAAGGGGGTAAAGGGTAAACCCCCGGAGATAGTAACATAAGTTTTTAACGTTAAAAAATTAAGATTATGCCAATTTGTAAATGTCCAGCGGCGGCGGCTTTGCCCGATGTACCCGCCATTGTTTGCGCCGAAAGTTTCGGGCAAATTCAAAAGGTAGCGTTTCAACGTCTGACAAAGGCGGACGGAACCAAAAACAGTTTTACGAGTGAAGCGGCAATAACATTGCTTGCGTCATGGACGCCGAAAATGACGGCGGCGGACGGAACCAAAATTGTTGTTTCCCCGTATATCCAAGCCCCAACCGCCGAGGCGGGAGCCGCCCGCACCTTTGGAGGCGGTAACGAAACGTTGGGAGGCGTTGAGGAAATTATAGGGCGTGAACCAACCCCGTTTACCGGAGTTATCCGCAAAGCCCCACAGGAAGTAATAAAAGCGTTAAAGGAAATGCAATGCGAAAGTTGGGGCGACAATTTGGGTATTTTCCTTTTCGACGAAAACGGCGCAATCGGAGCGATTAAGGACGCCACAACCGACGGGACGTATTACCCAATTCCGATACGTTCGTTGTTCATTGGCGACAAAACGTTGGGCGGATTGGAAGCCCCCGACAGCAACGCAATACAATGGTCGTTTTTGCCTAATTGGTCGGACGATTTGGCAATTATCGTACCGTCGTTTAATCCGTTGACGGACTTAAAGGCAACCGGGGCGTAATGAACGCAAAGGTTACAAAGGTTGCGTTGGAGTGTCCGACCTTAAACGTAACCGTCGATTATGAGATAAGCCACGCCGAAAGGCTTTTGCGTATGCGAAACAATGGAGGTTGGCAATTACCCGAAAAATCAACTTTTGAATTTGTCGATAATGGGATTAGACGTAAAGGAAATAAGAAAACAGATAACGGAACCACGGAAACGGGCGACGATAAATAAAGCGGTTATACACCAAAACCGTATTAAGTTTCACGCCCAAACCAACGTTACCCCGTTGATGTGTCAACCGACGACCGATTTTTTGGCATGGGTTGGCAATCTTATTCCGCACGACAAATTCAAAATATTCAAAACTCTTTTCCGTTACCCCGTTCGCACGAATGAGGTAACGGGAATTTGTTTTGATAAGTTGAGCCGTATTTTTGACGGTCGTAACCCGGCGTTCAATTATCAGTTTCAGAACACAGAGCAAAGGGACGATTGGGAGTATTACAGACAGGACGTATTAAAAGAGCCGGAAATTTGGAGTACAAAAGGTTGGGAGTATTTCAAGACGGAAATAAACAGCGTCTTAATTGTGGATATGCCGACCGAACCCAACAACGACCGTTACCCGACCCCGTATTTTTATTGGTTGCCTATTGAAAGCGTCATAACCTTTGAGGCAAACAGGACAACCGGGGTTATGGATTGGATTATTTTCAGACAGCCCGACAAACGTATTGCCGTAATTGATAACGAACGTTACCGGATATTTACCGAGGACGGCGGCGGCAATATTGGCGAATTGTTGGTTGACAACCCGCACGATTTGGGTTATTGTCCCGCCCGGTTCTTTTGGAACGAACCGTTGAACCTTAAAGAACCGGACGTTAAACAATCCCCGCTAACAAAGGAATTGGAGGCGTTGGATTGGTTTTTGTTCTTTCATGTATCGAAACGTCATTTGGATTTATACGGGGCGTATCCCATATATTCCGGGTACGAACAAAGTTGCGATTTCAGTAACGCCGAGAATGGCGACTATTGCGACGGCGGATTTTTGAAAGACAAACAAGGGTATTACAGATTAGACCAAGCCGGGTTATTGATGCGTTGCCCCAAATGCGGGGATAAGCGTATTACCGGGGCGGGGTCGTTCGTAGAAATACCCATACCGGACGGGGACAAACAACCGGATTTACGTAACCCGGTACAAATAACCACAATCGACCGTCAAAGTTTGGATTATAACGTTGAGGAAGAAAGCCGTTTGCGTGAAAACATAATAACGGCGGTTGTCGGTCAAAACGAGGAAATAACCCAACGGGAAGCGTTCAACGAACAACAGGTTGAAGCGGCGTTTGAAAGTCAAAGCACGGTATTAAACAGGGTAAAGAAAGGATTTGAGGCGGCACAACAGTTCGTCGATGAAACGGTTTGCCGTTTGAGGTATGGCAATATGTTTGTTTCTGCAAAAGTCAATTACGGAACCGAGTTTTATTTGTACGACGCAACCGAGTTGCGGAACCGATACAAAACCGCAAGGGATAGCGGCGCAAGCGAGGCGGAATTGGACGCATTGCAAAACCAACTTATCGAAACCGAGTACCGGAACAATCCAACCCAATTGCAACGTATGTTAATATTGGCAGAATTGGAGCCGTACCGCCATTTGACCCGTACCGAGGTATTGGATTTATACGGGCGCAACTTAATTACCGAGAACGAATTGCGTATAAAACTTAACTTTGCTAACTTTGTACGCAGATTTGAACGGGAAAATACAAACATTTTGGAGTTTGGAACGCAAATACCATTCGCCAAGAAAATAGAAGTAATAACAAATAAATTTAACGATTATGCGAGTGAAAGCAGGAACCGAGGGGAAAGTTAAAGACGTCGCCATTACGGACGTTACCCCGGAAAATTACATTGTCCCCGACAATGAGAAACATTTGTATCATTGTATCATTGAGGTACGCAAATTCGATTCGGAAAGCGGCAAACGTCTTTCCGTTCCCCGTATTCAGAAGTTCGGCAAAAAGTCGTTTGACAACGGCGTTGGTTCCAATCTGAAAAAACAGGGTTACACGGTAACGATTTTGCACGACCCCGCCGATTACATGAAAGCGCAAGCCGAGGCGAACGAAAAGGCGAAAGCCGAGAAAGCCGCCGCCGCCGAAACCGCCCGTAAGGAAGCCGAGGCAAAAGCCGCCGAGGAAAACCAAAAGGCAATCGACGCCGCCGTTGAGAAAGCATTGAAAGCGCAAGCCGAGGCGAACGAAAAGGCGATTGCCAAAGCCGTTGCCGATGCGTTGGCAAAAACAAAAGCCGCCGAGAAAGCCGAGGCGAAAAAGTAACAGAGTATTAAACACATAAATTCAAAGGGTTAGAATTATGGCATTAACAGTAGAGATATTAAAGGCAAATGCGGCTTTAGCCGGATTAACCGACGAACAATTGGCGGCGATAACCACGTTATCAGCCAATGACGAAAACAGCGTTATAGCCCAAAAGACGGGCAAAATTTACGGCGATTTGGACGCCGATATTTTGGCGGCAACGGGCGTGGCGAAAAACGGAACGGAAAAAACATACGATTACGCAAAGCGTGTGTTGTCCGAGTTCAAAACCAAAGCGGAAAGCGCAACCACGTTATCAACCCAAATCGAAAGTCTGACGAAAGAAAAGGCACGTTTGGAAAAGGCAATTGCCGACGGTGCGACGGATGCGGAAACCGCAAAGGCATTGAAACAAGCGAAAGCCGATTTAACGGCGATTACAACGCAGTTCAACGACCTAAAAACGAAATACGACCAAGCCGAACAAACCCATACAACGGAATTGTTCGGCATACGTGTTGAAACGGCATTGCAGACAGCGACCGCCGGATTGAAGTTTAAGGCGGGATTGCCGGAAAGCGCAACAAAGGTTCTATTGTCGCAAGCCGTTGACAAAATTAAGGGTATGAACCCGGAGTTTATCGACGACGGAAAGGGCGGCAAAGTATTAGCGTTTAAGGACGAAAACGGCGCAATCATGCGTAACCCGAACAATCAGTTGAACCCGTACACCCCCGGCGACCTTTTGACCCGTGAATTGGAAACAATGGGTATTTTAGACAAAGGACGTCAAGCGGGCGGCGGCGGAACGGTTCCCCCGGCGGGCGGTTCCGGCGGTGCGGGCGGCGGTACAATCGACGTATCCGGCGCAAAAACAAGGGTTGAGGCTTACGACGCAATCGCCGCCAACCTTATGTCGCAAGGATTAACGGCGGGTTCTGAAAAGTTCGACGCCGCAATGAAACAGGCATGGACGGACAACAATATTGCCGCATTGCCGGAAAAGTAAACAACACGGGTAAAGGGTTAACCCGCATTTAATAACAATAAAAATTTTAGATTATGTCATTAGTAGCAACAAGATTGCAGAATTGGCGAGTACAGAACCCGGAGTTAGACCGTAATATGACCCGCCCGTGTGAGTATGGCGCATTGGACTTTTTCATTGAGCAAACCAACGCCCCGTCCTCAATCATTAATCCCAATTTAAGGGATAAAGCGTTTGCAAGTATCGGTAACACGGTACAAGTTCCCGTTATCAATTACGACGAAAACGTACAGGTAAGCAATGTACGTTCGTGCGTTATTGCCGACAATGAAAATACGTCGGCATTGGTAACGCTTGTTTGGGCGACGTATTCCATTGGCTTTACAATGGTTCCGGCGGCGTACATGAACAACGAAATTTCATACGAACACGACTTTTTGCGCAAAATGGAAAAGACGTGCCGTGCGTTGGCAAACACTTTGGACGCCGGGGCGGTTGCCGCAATGGAGGCGAACAAAACGCAAGTGTTTGAAACGTTGTTGAATTATACGCAGACCGGAAACGTTATACAGGTTCCGCAACAAATGGCAACCGAGATATTGGGCGACGTTAACCCGATTATGCGTGCCAACTGTTACCCGGAATATATCCACGTTATCGGCAACGCCGGGGTTGATAGCCTTATTCGTAAACTTGCGCAACACGGAATTTACAACGACGTTAACAAGCGCATGGAATACGATAACAAGGTTATCCACTACACGAACAACGTTACCGACGAAAGCGGTAAAATGGGTACATTCTTTGCCGTTGCGGACGGCAACGTTGGTATCTTAACCCGTGTTGACCGTGAAGCGTTGCGCCGCACCCGTGCGAATTTCCACGAATGGGACGTTGTACGTTTACCGTACATTGATTTGCCCGTTGGGTCGCACTATTACACCGCAGTTGGCGACCAATCCGCAATCATGGGAGCCGCAACCGAAGATTTGACGTGCGCCGTTAAGGAGTATTTCGGATTTTCCGTTGACGTGGCGTATATGGTTGCTTATAACAGCAACCCGACCACGATTGCCAACCCGATTATCAAAGCGGAAATTGAGGCACGCGACCCGAACCAACCGTTAGCAATGCCCGTTTACGTTGTACCACAACCGACGGTAACGCCGTAAGGGAGCCGCAATTGTTTAATCAAAAGGGGGGCGGGGACAATAACCCCCGTTCCCCTTTTTAATTTAGAACGCAGATGTACCGATTAAAAGAAATACAGGACGCATTATTGCACGTCGTCGGGTGGGAACAATCATTTGACCCGGCAAAGGCAATAAACGACGATTTAACGCAGACCGAAAGCGGTTTGTATTTTCAAGGTGCGCACCCGCTTGTAACATTGGATAATATCCGGGCAATCGTCCCGGATGATTTCGTTTATCAATATCCCGAATGGAATATGATAATTGAGTACAAACAGGGGGCAAAGGTTCGCCACAACAACGAAATTTGGATTGCCCGAAAGGACAACCAAAACGAGGAACCAACCAAAAGCGATTTTAACGAAGATTTCAACGGCGATTTCGGCAACGAATTTTGGGGCGTTTACAACTATCTTTCCGACTATTTGGAACGATTGACCCGCAACGGTATTGCGCAAATGGTACAAACGTTCACACAGGTAAAAGGATTGGATAAGGAAACAAAGAACCTTTTGGAGCGTCGCACGTTCTTTGACGGTGCGGGGCGTATCCGGGCGACGTTGCAAAATACACATAAGTTGGTCGGGTTTGAAATTGTCCCGGTTCGTTCAATGGGGGTAACAATGAAAATCGAACAAATCGGTTTACAAATGACAGGGGCAACGGGTACGGTTCGTATGTATCTTTTCCATTCGTCGCAAATCGACCCGGTAAAGACGTTTGATTTGAATTTTACCGTTACAAATGGCGGTTTTCAATGGTTCCCGTTAAAGGACTGTTATTTGCCGTATATCAGCGACGCAACGAACGCCGGGGGGTCGTGGTATCTATGTTATAACCAAGACGAATTGCCCGCCGGAATGGAGGCAATAAACATGGTTAAGGATTGGAGCCGGGAACCGTGCGGAACGTGTACCGGGTACGGGTTGGAAAGTTGGAAAGAAATAACCAAGTATTTACAGGTTACGCCGTTTATGTTCAACGCCCCGGAAACATTCGCCGAATACCCGGAATTGTGGGACGTGGCGTTGACGATGTACACGACAACACAGAATTACGGGTTGAATTGCGAAATAACCGTTGGTTGCGACCTAACGGATTTTATCGTTAAAGAAAGGCAGATTTTCCAAACCGTTATACAACGTCAAGTCGCCGCAACCGCTTTGCGCACGTTGGCAATGAACCCCGATGTTAAGGTAAACAGGAACCAAGTAAACGCAACCCGGTTGGAAATACTTTACGAGTTGGACGGCAACACGACCGGAGTACGTCCGGGCGGTTTGGGTTATGACCTTAAAAAAGCATACGAGGCGTTGCGATTAGATACGCAGGGTATCGACCGCATTTGCCTTACTTGTAACAACCACGGCGTTAAATACCGTACAACGTAATTGGATTATGGGGGGTATGCAGTCAATACAGGATTTGCGCAATAACGTTGACCGTTTCAACAATGGTTTGTCGTCCGGGTTATATATCCGGGAAATAATCGACGACGGAATGACAACGGCGTTTATTATCGACGCCAACGCCGAGGAACAATTGTTTGAACAAGGTATTAACCGTTTGGGCGTGGATATTATGGATTATATGCCATATACCCCGTTGACGATTTCCATTAAAGAGGAAAAAGGACAACCGACGAACCGGGTAACATTACGGGACGAAGGGGATTTTGAAAGTAGTTTTTATTTGGAGGTCGGCGACAAACAGTTTGAAATTAAGGCGTCGGATTTCAAAACCGAAGATTTGATAAAAAAGTACGGGCGGCAAATATTGGGATTGACCGACGAAAATATTGCGTCGTTGATTTGGCAATACATTTACCCCGATTTGTTGAAAAAAGCAAAAACCGTGTTATATGGCAAAGAGTAATAAAATAATTCCGATAATCCCAAACCCGGTTTTGATTGACCGGGTTATTGGGAATATACAAGCCGGGTTAATGGATAACGTCGATTGGTTGGACGTCGTATTTGGACGTGCGCAAAGGGTCGCAAAGATTATCAACGGCAAACGCTATTTCACGCCCAACGTATATGCGGGCGGCACACAGTACCGAGGCAACAACGATTATATCGACGTGTCCCCGGACGCCAATATTGGCAATTTCGGGTTCTTTTGGGTTGACGACCCGCAAAACGTGGGTTGGGTTCCCAAAGAGCAAAGCACAATAAAAGCCCCGTTTGCGCTTATTGTGTGGTTCGACTTGCGCAAAGTATATCCGGGACAACTCAACAACCGGAATACCGAGGCGTTAAAGAACGAAATATTAACCGTCTTAAACGGCGGCTTTTGGTTAAAGGACGGAACCATTGAGATAAACCGGGTATATGAGTTAGCCGAAAACGTGTACCGGGGTTTTACGTTGGATGAAGTCGATAACCAATATTTATTGCACCCGTTCGCCGGGTTCCGGTTTGAGGGTATATTGTCAGTTTCGCAACCTTGTAAAATTTGAGATATGGAAATGATATTTGTAATATGGGTTTTGATTGTCGCAACCGTGGCGGCGTTCCTTTTATCCCTTTTGAAAAAATGGGGCGTTATTGAATACGTCCAAGTTCACGGCAACGACTTTTTCGCAAAGATGTTCAATTGCGGCTTTTGCTTATCATGGTGGGCGGGGGTCGCTTTGTCGGTTCTGTTTGCGATATGTACCGGGAACCCGTGGTTGTTATTGGTTCCTTTTTGTTCAACCGCCATAACCCGTATATTGATATGAGAACAACGACGATTGGAAAACGGGCGGTTGTGTTGTACGATAGTATCGACGAATTGCCAATGTTGCGATTTCATGCGTATAACAAAGCGTTGTTAATCGACGCCGGGGTTGGTTCCGACCTTAACGATTGGGACACGCATATTGAAAAGACAATCCGATTTATCCGAGGCAATAAACCGGAGTTGGCGGAAAAGGAATTGGATAATATGCGGCAAAACGTGTATTTCATTCAAACGGATATGTCGCCCCGGTATTTGGCTTTTTGCGCTTTGGTTAAGAGCGTGGACGGAACCGAATACAACGATATGACGCCGGACGGATTGCAAAAGGTATTACAACTGTTCGACGATGCACCGAACGCCGAGTTGACCGCCCAATTGGAAGCGGTCAAAAAAAAAAT